GCGAATCAGACGGCCTTTGCTGATTGCCATTGCCAGCGTTGAAGCCACTTTGCGTGATGTGGTGCCGAAAAACGTAGCCAGTTCATCCGCCGTTTGTGGGCCACGTTGTTCAATCGTCGCGGTTAAATCGCACTCTGAGATTTTCGCTACTGTTGCCGTGGTGGTTTCTTCCGGCAGTTCTGCCTGCTCTGGCTGTTCCTGCTGAACGTTGTTATCAGCCACACGCCAGGTGTATACGCTTTTATCAACGAAGCCAGCCTTTTTCAGTTCCCACAGCTCGTTCAGTACTTCTTCACGACTGATATCAAGTCGCGCAGCCAGCTCTACCGACGTGGCTTTTCCCATCGCTTTCAGTGCGTCAAAAACAGTCTCCATAAATTTCCTCCCGGTAAAAATTACTTCTCAACTCAAACAAACCCAGCCGCTTTCCGGCGTTCATATTCCTGTTTCAGTAACTCAATTGGCGTTGGCCCCGACGGGCGTTTGGGTGCCGCCAGTTGTCGCCGGACTGGCGGAACGCCCAGGCCGTTACTAACATGCTTTGCCCATTTCGTCAGCTGCCGTTCTGCAAGCCGTTTTAATTCCCCTTCGGTCATCTGGCGCTCAATCCCCTTTGAACGCATCTCGAGGCAAATGTGATACAGCACAGGCTGAGACCACGGGTACTTATCACTTCCGTCGTATCGCCAGGACTCATTGCGCCAGCGGCGGTACTCCTCCATCACAGCATCCACCGTCAGACTAAATGGATTTGCCCCACTCTCCGAAATCAGCGCCACAAACTCAGCCAGGTCCGGAGGCCATGTTTCACCCGCCCGGCAGCGGTCCATGCACTGGCGGCAGACCAGCCGGATTTGCTGCTCAGTCATCGCGCCAATCTGTGCAATCCAGAGCTTCGAAGGTGCGGCCCCGTTCTTCTGGGTCCAGCGGTTCGAATAAACCTCCCCCATGAGTTCCCACAGCTTCCAGGCCGTTTCCGTCGCTGATAAATCCGTTTTCACGTTCCCACTGCTCACGTGCTGCCCGAATTTCCTGAACTGCCCGTGATGCGGTGCCACCTGGTGCTGCTGCATGGTTTACCCCCTTGCTGACTGGTTTAACCTGCGCCCTGACGTGATTTACGTGACGGGCGAATTTCTGCTCCCACTGAATCTGCGTAAACACTTTCCCCTCCGCTGTCCAGTAGTCCCGGAAGGCGGCAAGTTCAGCAGGTGTAAATTCTGTCTCCGGTAAAGCCATCCCCCACAACGCAGCCCGTCGTCGAAAATCCCGTGACGGATACCAGCTATCGGTCATCGGAAATTTTCCGATGGGTTCGCTCAGGCCATCCAGGAATACAGGGGGTGCTGCCTGTAACGACAAAACTTCCTGCTCACTGGTCGGAGCACTCTCGCGTGTGTTATGTGTGGGGTTTAGATCTTTGGGTTCCTTTGGGTTCCGTGATCCGTTTTTGGGTGTCTTTGATGGAAAATTTGGGTGTCTTTGGTTATTTTCCATGCAGCTAAGAGTTCCGTTTTTGGGTCTGTTTTGTGCTGAAACATAACCATTTTCGGTACTGTTTTTATTAACAGCACCAATTTTACCCACCTTTAAAGACTCCCGTTTTTGGGTGTATTCAGGCTCGGCAACACTTTCTTCTACACCGATAAGTCGATACACCACAATTTGCTTTGTTCTGCCTTTTCTCTCACCGGTATCAACAATTAACCCAATCTCCATCAGATGTCGTAAGCTGTCCTGCACAGTCTTTTTGTTCAGTTCCGTTACTTCTGCCAGTGCAGATACAGACGGGTATGCACACAAATCGGCACCGCACATATCAGCAAGCCAGGTCAATACTGACTTACTGGATGAACTGCCGGTTTTCACCTTTTTAGCCCATCGTAGTGCATCGATACTCATACGAACCCCTGGCAGACATTTGTTTATCTGCAAAGTAATATTGATATTGCTGACGATACGTATGCTTGAAAGCAATAGCTTTTTCTATAAGCTCGTCAGTCTCACGTTCCACAACAGATGGATCCGCAAAAAGCAGCCCGGACTCCACCACATCGCCATATTCTTTGTTTAACCCGGCGATCATGTACGTAATGCTTTTTCCGTCAGTAATTTCACAATACAACCTGAAATCGCTGATCCGGATAGCCTCCATAATTGCCGGAATCAGCGCCGTGAATTTTTCCCGCTTATCCCTGGTGTCGATAGCTTTCCAGCGTTCGAATATCTTCACCCGGTTAACGCCCAGCGCCCGTTGATCAACCTCGCCATCATTAAACGTGACGCGTTGAACATCGATGTTCGGGCGTTCTTTCAGAGCCCAGAATGCTTCCGTGATTAATATCGTCGCCTGCTCCTGTGTCATTCCTGGTCGGCATACCCAGGCATCCAGAGCCTCACAAACCTGTTCAGGGGTGATTTTCATTGTTCAACCGCCCCGCCCGCTTTGCCTTACGATATTCGTCATAAACTTTGGGGTCGTACTGAAGTTCCCCGCCGGATGCCTCTTGCAGGCGCATCGCGCGACCTTCAGGAACCAGTTCCCCCCATTGAGAAACAGCAGATGGATCAACACCAGCAGCTTTTGCTACTTTGGCTTTCGTCCCATAAAAATTAATTACGTCTGATTTAAACATCACCCCTCCAAAGTTGAGTTTTCTCAATAGTAATCACTCAAGGAATCTCAAGTCAAGGGTTGTTAAGATATCTAAATATGAACGAGAAAACTTTAGGTCAACGAATTAGAGAAAGACGCAAACAGGTTGGTTTAAGTCAAAACGATTTAAGCAAAGCTGCTGGCGTATCTGGCTCATCAATTTCACTATGGGAAAGCGACCATACAGCCCCGCGCGGGCAAAATTTGCATCGCCTGGCTGAGGTATTGCAATGTTCACCAACCTGGATACTGTTTGGTGACGAGGATAAAACACCAGATCCACCAGTTGCACTCAACAGCGCCTTAGACTTATCGGAAGATGAGTTGGAGATGTTGCGATTGTATCGCGCACTTCCAAAATCAGAGCAGCAAGCACAAATCAGCGAACTCCGTGCCCGCGTTGAGAATTTTAATCGCCTATTCACCGAGCTACTAGAAGCTCGCAAACGTAACAAACATCAATAACCCCCCCTTCACAAATTTTAAAGCCTTACATTTCAATGTATTGGCTTTATTTTGTATTAAATATTGAGTTTTCTCACCAAAAACTCTTGACCAATTTTCATGAGAAAACTAAATTATCATCCATCAAGACACCGCACGGTGTTCTCAGCAAACAGTTCCGCTCCCCCGGCGTTAAGGGGAAATGAGGTCAGCATGGATACTATCGATCTTGGCAACAACGAATCTCTGGTGTGCGGCGTGTTTCCCAACCAGGACGGCACGTTCACCGCGATGACGTATACCAAAAGCAAAACGTTTAAAACCGAAAATGGTGCCCGTCGCTGGCTGGAAAGAAACTCAGGTGAGTGATATGGATTTCGACACAATCATGGAAAAGGCTTACGAAGAATACTTCGAAGGCCTTGCCGAAGGCGAAGAAGCTCTCAGCTTCAGTGAGTTTAAACAGGCGCTTTCCAGCTCGGCAAAATCTAACGGCTGATAAGCGAAGCAGCACCGCGAGGAATCAGTATGCAGAAACCAGAACCCATCATCATCGCACCAGGCTATACCGATGATGAAATTTACGAATGGATGTGCGGGAAGATACGCGCCATTAATGACCTGAAGCGGGCTGCTGACTATAAAGAGCGCCTCTCTAAAGAACTGGCGTCAGCGGAGCAGGATATTACCACTCTGGCAAAAAGCGCGGCATTAAACGTTTCACGAGTGATTGAAAACTACTGACTGATGAGGTTGACGATGGAATTTAAAGATTTACCAATACCATTCCAGGAAATGGCAGCGAATATAGTTCGTTCCCAACTGGCGACTCTTGACCTGAGTACCGTAGAAAAAGAAACCATCGATAATATATCCGGTAACGTGCGTCGCGCCTTTATCGGGTTGTACGAAGAGAAGCAACTCTCTGATAACCAGGATTTGCATGAAAAACACTTCCTGGAATTAATGAACATCATTGATAAGGGGTTTGGCTTGTTAATGAAAAAGAAAGGGATTCGAATAGAACCCCTTGAAAATTACTTTGCAACAAAAAGCATTAATTCTTTTGATTCAAAACAAGAGAATTAATAACAGATTTAACATGCTCTTTCTCATGATTGAAGCTCTCATGATTGAAAGTGCCGGGTTGAAGCGAGTCGATATAATCAACAAGACTCTGTCGTACGACTTCATTTTTATCCATAACAGATGCAAGAAATGAAATTGCTAAAAGAGTTATATCACTACGCGCCGCAGCATGCTGCAATGCTTTATCAAAATTATTAATCTGGCGTATCAGGGAGTTAATGATTTCATCATTTTCAGTCGACATTTCACCCTCCTGAGGGTTGGTGATTAAGGAGTTCTCCACGGGTGAGGTGGAGTGCGTGCGCCGGACACGGGTGAGCATCCGGCACTGACAGTTTACTGAAAGGATATTTCCCTGAAAAGTCAGACCATAACACGAAAGCGCACGGCGAGGTTGCTGGTTCATAGATAGCCTGTCGTTAAATTTTCGTCGACCGTGCGCTTCCGGTTGTGGCACTCCGCGAAATGGCGCGGCGGTAAGTATGGCGGGGTTATTCCTTCCCCGTTGAGGACACCGGGTTGTCAGGTTGACCATACGCTTAAGTGACACCCCCGCTACAACGCCCTCTGTTATCAATTTTCTGGTGGCGTTTGGCGGTATCAGTTTTACTCCGTGACTGCTCTGCCGCCCTTTTTAAAGTGAATTTTGTGATGCGGTGAATGCGGCTAAGCGCACGCGGAACAGTTAAAACCAAAAACAGTGTTATGGGTGGATTCTCTGTATCCGGCGTTAATTGTTAACTGGTTAACGTCACCTGGAGGCACCAGGCACCGCATCAACAAAGTTCATTTGTAAAAATGGAGATAATTATGATTGCTCATCACTTCGGAACTGATGAGATTCCTCGTCAGTGCGTGACTCCCGGTGATTATGTTATTCATAAAGGAAGAACATATATTGCTTCGGTAAACAACATTAAAAAACAACGGCTCTATATTCGTGATTTTTCCACACAACACTGTATTAAGGAAACCATGATTAAAGTCTTCCTTGGTCGTGATGGTTTACCTGTAAAAGCAGAGTCATGGTGAGCAGTAATAAAATAACTGCCACAATACGACATTCAGCTTAATGAATACATCAGATTTGATTCTTATATGCCAGCAATGGCAGGGATTTGTTCGCCCTTAAATCTGTAATGAGGTAAAACAAAATGAGTAAAGTCTTTATTTGCGCCGCCATTCCGGACGAACAGGCAATAAAGGAAGAAGGTGCAGTCGCTGTAGCCACTGCCATTGAAGCCGGCGACGAACGCCGCGCCCGTGCCAAATTTACCTGGCAATTCCTGGAGCAATATCCGGCTGCTCAGGACTGCGCTTATAAATTTCTTGTTTGCGAGGATAAACCCGGCATGCCCCGCCCTGCCATCGACTCCTGGGATACCGAATATATGCAGGAAAACCGCTGGGATGAGGAAGGCGCTTCCTTTGTCCCGGTCGAACCAGAATCCGATCCGATGAACGTCAATTTTGACAAGCTGTCCCTTGAAGTACAGAACGCGGTCCTGGTTAAGTTCGGTACATGTGAAAACATCACCGTTGATATGGTGATTAGTGCTCAGGAATTACTGCAGGAGGACATGGCAACATTCGACGGGCATATCGTTGAGGCATTGATGAAAATGCCTGAAGTTAACGTCATGTATTCAGAGCTTAAGCTGCTCGCCATCGGGTGGGTTAAACATAAATGTAAGCCGGGTGCAAAATGGCCTGAGATCCAGACAGAATTACGCACCTGGAAAAAACGTCGCGAAGCCGAACGCAAAGAAACCGGGAAATACACGTCTGTTGTTGATCTTGCCTGCGCCAGAGTCAACCGGCAGAACACTGAAAACTCAGTAGCGAAAATCCCCCCAGCCACTGCCACCATTCGTCGCGAATACAAACAGACATGGAAAACACTGGATGATGAACTGGCCTACGCTCTGTGGCCTGGTGACATTGATGCCGGAAACATTGACGGCAGCATCCATCGCTGGGCAAAAAATGAAGTTATCGACAACGACCGCGAAGACTGGAAGCGTATCTCGGCATCAATGCGCAAACAGCCTGATGCCCTTCGCTACGACCGCCAGACTATTTTTGGCCTTGTCCGTGAACGTCCGATCGACATTCACAAAGACCCTGTGGCACTGAACAAATACATTACTGAATACCTGACTACAAAGGGCGTGTTTGAAGATGAAGGAACAAATCAGAGCGCAACTGATACTCTCTCGTCGCCAGTACCAGAAACTGATGCAGTGGAAACGGCAATTCCGGACAACGAAAAAACCGAATGCAAAGTGGAAGTCGAACCATCTGTAGAGCGTGAGGGGCCGTTCTACTTCCTCTTCACAGATAAGGATGGCGAAAAATATGGTCGCGCAAACAAACTTTCTGGTCTGAATAAGGCGCTGACTGCAGGGGCTACTGAAATCACGAAAGAAGAATATTTTGCCCGCAAAAACGGTACATACTCAGGTTCACAACAAAATACTGGTGCATCTGACACGACCGCACAACCAGAGCCGGTAAAAGTTACCGCTGAGGAAGTAAACAAAATTATGCAGGCAGCCAATATCAGCCAGCCTGACGCCGATAAGTTGCTTGCTGCCTCTCGCGGAGAATTTGTTGCAGGGATTAGCGACCCGAATGATCCGAAATGGGTGAAGGGGATTGAAACCCGCGATTCTGTAAACCAGAACCAGCAAGAATCGGAACAGAACGACCAGAAAACGGAACAAAACAGCCCAAATGCGCAACAAAACGAGCCAGAAACGAAACAGGTTGAACCAGTAGCGCAACAGGAGCCGGAAAAAGCCTGCACCGCCTGCGGTCAGACCGGCGGCGGTAGCTGCCCTGATTGTGGCGCGGTGATGGGCGACGCAACATACCAGGAAACATTCGATGAAGAGAATCAGGTTGAAGTTCAGGAAAATGATCCGGAGGAAATGGAAGGTACTGCACATCAGCACAAGGAGAACCCTGGCGGCAATCAGCATCATGCCAGCGATAGTGAAACTGGCGAGGCGTCAGATCCCTTAATTAAGGCGAACAGTCATCATAATCTCACATCCACCAGCAGAGCGGGGATTCATCTGATGATCGACCTTGAAACCATGGGAAAAAATCCCGATGCCCCGATTATCTCAATAGGCGCAATATTTTTCGATCCACAAACCGGAGATATGGGGCCGGAATTTAGCAAGACCATCGATCTGAATACTGCTGGCGGAGTCATTGATCGTGACGTCATTAAATGGTGGCTTAAGCAATCACGTGAGACGCAATCTGCCCTTCTGACCGATGAAATTCCGTTAGATGATGCACTACTGCAATTGCGGGAATTTATCGACGAAAACTCCGGTGAATTTTTTGTCCAGGTCTGGGGAAATGGAGCCAACTTCGACAACGTGATTTTACGCCGTTCATACGAACGACAGGGGATCCCCTGCCCGTGGCGCTACCACAACGATCGCGATGTACGCACAATCGTTGAGCTGGGGAAAGCCATAGACTTCGATGCCAGAACTGCTATCCCATTCGAAGGTGAGCGCCATAATGCACTTGATGACGCCCGTTACCAGGCAAAATACGTTTCAGCTATCTGGCAAAAACTGATCCCGAATCAGGCTGATTTTTAATGTTCAACCCCGGTCGTCGCCCACCAGCTATAGTGGCGGCGACCATGATTAGCGAACGACGCTCATGGCAAGACTTATTCTGCTCACTGAGTGGGCAAAAGAGGAATTCAGTGAACCGGTCCCTACTCCGGGTACGTTAAGTAAATACGCTAAAGCCGGAATGATATTTCCTCTCCCCAAAAAAGTAGGAAGGCACTGGCGAGTGGATCCACGCGCTCGCTTTGTCGGAATGGTAAACAAGCCTGAGGTGATCGCCACAGATCACCCTGCTTTGAAGAGGATACTGGAAGATGGCGCGCCCGCGAAAATATAAAACCGATGTTCCGGGTTTATCTCCGTATTTTGACAAAAGAAATAACAAAGTTTACTGGCGTTACAGGCATCCCATCACAGGTAAAAATCATGGACTCGGCAGTATTGACCAGAAACTGGCAGAAACCATTGCAGCAGAAGCGAACAGCCGTCTTGCCAGACAACAAATGGAGCAAATGCTCAGTCTGCAGGAGAAAATTATTAGTGATACCGGCGGCGCATCAACCGTTTCCATTTTTCTGAATAATTACAGAAAAATTCAACAGGAAAGATATGAGAACGGAGAGATCAAACTCAGCACGCTGAAGCAAAAAGCGGCTCCTCTCAGGGTGTTTGATGAACGTCTTGGAGCCAGGCCGCTAGATGCCATAACCGTAAAAGATGTGGTATCGGTGCTGGAAGAATACAAGGCAAAGGGACATAACAGAATGGGACAAATTTTCAGGAAGGTATTGATCGATGTTTTCCGGGAGGCTCAACAAACGGGTGATGTCCCGCCAGGCTTTAACCCGGCTGAATCGGCAAAAAAACCGCAAGTGCGGATATCAAGACAGCGACTGACTTTTGATGAGTGGATGATGATTTATAACGCAGCGGAAAAGGATGGTTACTTTTTACAGCGCGGCATGCTGCTGGCACTGATGACGGGCCAGCGTCTTTCGGATATTTGCAAAATGCAGTTTTCGGATATCCGGGATGGTTACCTTCATGTCGAACAGCAAAAAACAGGAGCCCGGATAGCCATTCCTCTGGCTCTGCGTTGCGACAAATTAAATCTTACCCTGGGTGACGTGGTGTCATCCTGTCGTGATTACATCCTTAGTCCGTGGTTATTGCACCATCATCACGCTAAGGGGATGGGTAAGCGCGGCGGGATGGTTAAACCAGCAACGTTAACAGTCGCATTTAAAAAAGCCCGGGATTCTGTGGATTACAACTGGCGTGCTAATGGCACGCCACCCTCTTTCCATGAGCAAAGATCTTTATCAGAACGATTGTTCAGAGAACAGGGAATTGATACCAAAATTTTGCTGGGCCATTCGAATCAAAAAATGACCGATATTTACAACGACGCACGCGGTAAAGAGTGGAAAAAACTGGTTATTTGA